TGTAGTATAGCTTCTTGAAACTATTATTGCACAGTGTAGGGGAAAGAGAAATCTTTCATCACTATTTGTGCCGCCGCAAAGCGGCCGAATGGAGATTAATATGTTTAATGGTGAGAGAGAAATAGAGTTTGAAGATGACGTGGAAGAAGCACTTGCAATATGTGAAATAATGGATAAGTACGATTGCGATATGGATGTTGCGGAATTAATGTTAGGGGACGAGGAGGACGATTAACATGGACGAGAAATTGAATAAAATAACAATAGATTTTTTAGAAATGCTTAATGGAATGAACCTTGAAGATATAGAGCAGATAAAGGCAGAGTGGCTAAATGAACTTGCTGATAAAAAAAGCAAATTTAAAGATTATGAAAGTGCAAAAAATTATGTAAATGCAGTATGTGATGTTGCAATTACCAGAGCGAAGAAAAAACAGGCAGTTGCATAAAAGTATGAGAGCTTAGAAATAGGCTCTCTATTTTTTTCTTTTGATATTATTACATGTTGACATACGGTGTACCGTATGATAAAATATAACTATCAAAAAAGATGTTCAGGAGGTCACACGATATGCCAGCATTATCAATGTTTTATGGAATTATAGTCAGAATGCAGAGTGAAAAAGGCGGAAAACATAATAAACCACATATCCATGCAATATATGGAGACAATGAGATTGTGGTAGCGATTGATGGAGAAGTATTAGAGGGCAGTTTTCCAAATAAGCAATTGAAACTCCTGCTTGCATGGATGGCAATTCACGAGGATGAATTAAATGCCAACTGGTCAATGTTAAGCGAAGGTGAAGGATATTTCAAAATCGAGCCTCTTAAATAGGGGCTCTTTATGGAGGAAAGAAGATATGTTGAGACCAACAGCGGTAAAGGTTGTACCGAAGGATAATTATATTTTAGATGTAGAATTTGATAATGGTGAGAGAAAAGAATTTGATGTAAAACCATACATCAGAGGTGAGTGGTATGGGAAACTTCATGATCGCAATTATTTTAATGCAGTAGAAACGGATGGATATACTGTTGTCTGGCCGGAAGGTCAAGATATTTGCCCGGATGAATTATATGAATTGAGCAAAATGCCGGCATTGGTATAGTTGAGGTATAACATGGGTGCAGAAAAGAAGAGACCACAAGATCGGTGGAATGAGAAAGCCGGATTGATCAGTAAGTCATATAAGCTAAAAAGAGAATTGACAGAAGAATTTGCAGAAGCTTGTGATAGTGCAGGTGTAAGCCAGGCAGGGCAGATTAGCAAAATGATGAGAGCGTTTATTAAAGAAGTTCAGGCACAAGCTTAGAAGATAAAATGTAAATTGTTTATAAAAGCAAAGCAGGGATTTGGTTGTTATAAGTGGTCAACTACCGGTAGGAATGTGGATTAGGGAAGAAAATTAGACTCGCAGCTGACTTGCAATATATTGAAAATTGAAAATTGGCGGTTGGAGTGGTATAATCTCCATATCACAAAAGATTGAGGGGAAAATAGTATGGGAACATCTGATTGGATAGCATTAGGAGAACTTATAGTTGCAATTATTGGGATTATTGTTGGAATTATTGGTGGGAAAGAAATAAGAGAAGCAAACAAACTTAAAATTCAATTTGGAGATTTAAAGGCGGAGATTGAAAGGCTTGAAATTAGTAATTCACAGATAGCACAAACTATAAATAACAATGGATTAGGGTACAAAGATACTAAAGAAGTTGCAGAAGATGTTGTGGACGAAAAAACAAAAAATAAGCCAGATATAATAATGTCGAAAGAAGAACCGCAGAACGCAAAAGGAGGAACAATTTGGATCCAACAGTATTAAGTAATTATTGAAAAAATACAAAATATGGTATAAAAAATGTATTGTTAGTGCCGATTAGAGCCGAATGTATAAGACATAAATGTCTTGTATGTCCGGCTCTTTTTTATTTTTGAAAACAATATATAAATAAAAATGTTGCATTAGATTATAATAAAAGTTTATAAAACGAGTAAAATATATGTTATAATGTTGCATAATATATAAACAACTTGCACGAAAGGGGGGAATGTGCATGATGAGTGAAAAAGAAACGTATGAAATCTGTAATGAGGTAGACAGCTTCATAGCCAGAGAATTAACAGAATCCATAATACACAAGGTGTCCTACGATATGCTTGAGGCTCATTATGGTATTCTCCCGATCAGCAGGAGAAGCTTTTACCGGAGACGTAATACGGCAAAAAGATTAATGAGACAGAGGATGTGTCATTTGGTAGAAGAGAAGAATGGACAGATGAGGATTGAGTGGGGAGGATAAGAAAAATGTAGTATATTACTGGTTGAAGAGTTATAATTTCCTTATGACTAAAGAAGTGAGGAGGAAAGGTTATGCTTGATAAAAAAGATATAGATTTTGTAATTAATGTGTATGAACGGAAAAGCATTGTTACAAGAGATGATTGTTTAAATCTGGACTCAAGACCTTATGCAAGGGAAATGTGTGAAGAATTGAAGAGAAGAGGGCATGAAGAAGCTTCAATAATAGAATCACATTTACCAAGATATTCTGATTATTCCAATGCTATATTTAATTCGAGTGAGTTCAATTTTTATGAAGTCGATGAATATATGATTAATAATGTATTGCATTAAAAATGTAATTGTGAACATTTACCAACCGTCAAATACGATGGTTGGTATTTTTTGCCCTAAACTTGGCACAAACAATAAGTAAGTACGTGATAAAATTCTGTTAAAAGAAATACCAGGGGGAAAATAAAGTGAACAATAACGATTTGAAAAAGGCGTACTTACAATCATATATTCCATCCATAAATGCAGCCAAACGTATAGAGGAAGAAATAGAACAATTGCGACTGGATAAAATGATGCCGTCTGTTATTATGGATGATATGCCGCATGCACATAATAAAACAGATCTGTCTGATTATATGGCAAAGTTGGACGAACTGATAAATAAGCTAATAGCTGCCAGATACAAACGTATTGATCTATATGCAGAAATATTTGCAGATATTGAAAAGATGGAAAATGAGACAGAAAGAGAGGTATTAACATATCGGTATCTTCGTCGGTACAGCTGGGAAAAGATTTGTGTGCATATGGGGTATCAGTGGGCACAAATTCACCGGATTCATGCTAATGCATTAAAAAACTTCAATCCAACAGGAGTATACTATCAACTGATGATAGAAAATGAGGAATCTGATAAAGATGATACACAATGATACATATATTCGTGATAATATATAAAATGAAAAGAGCGCAAGTAGAGAAGAATCTGCTTACGCTTTTTTTATGGGCGTCGGATGGCGCCCTATTCCCCCTAAGTTATTTGAGGGATACTGATAAAAGAAATGGTGGTGATGGTCCTTGCCAAAGGCAAAAGATGCGAGAGCGGACAAAGCCTTTGAAATGTATAAGCAAGGGCTTAAGCTAATAGATATTGCAAATCAGCTAGGAGTAGCAGAGGGAACGGTACGAAGTTGGAAAAACCGGTACAAATGGAATGGCGAAACGAATGCAACGTTGCAAAAAAATAAACGCAACGTTGCGAAAGAAAATAAACAAACAAAGAAAGTAAAAAAAGAGTCTGTTGCAGATGAAGTAGAAGCGGTGATACAAAACGCTGATTTGACTGATAAGCAACAGCTTTTTTGCATTTATTATATTCGTTGCTTTAATGCCACCAAGGCATATCAGAAAGCGTATGATGTTGATTATGCGACTGCCGTGGTAAATGGTCCTAGACTGCTCGGAAATGCTAGGATAAAAGATGAAATTTTCAGGTTGAAACAAGAACGTCTCAACAGGGAGTTCCTGAGTGAGTCAGACATCTTCCAGAAGTATATGGACATTGCTTTTGCCGATGTGACTGATTTTGTGGAGTTTGGAAATGAGGATGTAGATGTGATCCTGGACACTGGAGAACGAAAGACTATCACAGTAAGCCATGTCAATATCAAGAATGATGCGGATGTGGACGGAACGATTATTTCAGAAGTGTCCAAAGGCAAGGACGGCGTAAAGGTAAAACTTGCTGACCGGATGAAAGCTTTGCAGTGGCTTTCGGATCACATGGATCTTGCCACTGAGAAGCAGAAAGCAGAGATTGCATTACTGAAAGCCAAAGTTCAGACAGATGACGGCGATGAGGTTGCAGATGATGGATTCCTTGAAGCTTTGAATGGTACTGCCGCGGAGGACTGGGGTGATGAAGAGAATCAGTAAAATTAAGCGGGTTTTCAAGTTCAAGCCATTTTCCAAGAAGCAGCGCAAGGTATTGAACTGGTGGTGTGAAGATTCTCCGGTTAAAGATAAGGATGGTATTATCGCAGATGGTGCTATTCGATCTGGCAAGACGGTGAGTATGTCGCTATCGTTTGTTATGTGGGCGATGAGCACATTTGATGGCGAAAATTTTGGTATGTGCGGCAAGACAATCGGTTCTTTCCGCAGAAATGTATTATTTTGGCTTAAGCTGATGCTGCGAAGTCGCGGTTATACGGTGGCAGATCACAGGGCTGACAATTTGGTAATCATCACAAAAGGAGATGTAACCAATTATTTCTATATATTTGGCGGCAAAGACGAACGATCACAGAATCTCATTCAGGGTATTACCTTAGCTGGGGTCTTTTTTGATGAAGTGGCGCTCATGCCGGAATCATTCGTGAACCAGGCAACCGGACGATGTTCTGTTGATGGTTCGAAGTATTGGTTCAACTGCAACCCGGATGGACCGTATCATTGGTTCAAGACCGGATGGATTGATAAGAGAGAAGAAAAGCATCTGTTGTATCTGCATTTCACGATGGATGATAACTTGAGTCTGTCGGAGAAAATCAAGGAACGATACCGTGGCATGTACACAGGTGTGTTCTACCGCCGGTACATCCTTGGACTATGGGCGATGGCAGAGGGCATTATTTACGATATGTTCGACACTGCCAAGCATGTGATTTCCAGCACGGCTGATCTGGTCAATACGAATTACTATGTATCCTGTGATTATGGTACGCAAAATGCCACGGTATTCCTGCTGTGGTGCAAAGAACTATCTGGACGGTGGGTGTGCTCCCGCGAGTATTATTATTCCGGCCGAGATGAGGAAAGGCAGAAAACGGATAGTGAGTATGCGGATGATCTGGATCGGTGGCTTGGTGGTATAAAGCCGGTGAAGATCATTATAGATCCATCGGCAGCGTCCTTCATTGCGGAGCTGAAAAAGCGAGGCTATGCGATCAAGAAAGCAAAAAATGATGTGTTGGATGGAATCCGGTTTGTGGCATCGTTGCTGAATCAGGGGAAAATCTCCATCAGTGACCAGTGTCCGAATACGATCAAAGAGTTTGGGTCGTATATCTGGGATCAGAAAGCATCTGAGCGTGGCGAGGATAAACCGGTAAAGCAGCACGATCATGCGATGGATGCTCTTCGGTATTTCTGTTATACGATTATTCGCAAGCCGGGCGGTATCAGCATTTTGAAATAGAGGTGATAGACATGGAACTTGAGATTATGAAAAAACTCATAAGAAAATATGAACCGGGACATACAAAGTTTTCCTTTAATGCTATGCAGGCAGAGCGGTATTACCGGAATGAAACGGATATTTTAATTAATAAAATTAGTGATGAGAGAAAAGAGGATGCAGATAATCCGTTGCGTAATGCGGATAACCGGATTCCGAGGAACTTCCACGGACTTATTGTCAATCAAAAGGCTGCATATATGTTTACAGCACCGCCACTTTTTGATATTGGGAATGAGCATGGAAGTGAAGTCGTGACAGAAGTACTCGGTGAT